GGGCAGGTTGACCTGCTCTAAACTTTGCTGCGTCTACAGTCCTCCGCAGCTCTTGCGTTAGCTGCGCTTGAAGATCTAAACGGGTATTCGCTCTTGCTATGCTTTCGTTTTCTAATTTTTCAAGGGAATTTTTAAGTGCAATCTCTTCCCCAGCTATCTTAAGAGCAAGTTTTTCTCGCTCTTGGGTTTGCCTAGCTCTAAACTCTGCTGCTCTTTGTCTAGTTGCAATCGACTGACGGCCTTTGGTTGCCTCAAGTTCGGTAAGCGTTCTAACTTCACCTGTTGCAACATTTTCAACAGTAAATCCTTGTATTTGACGCTTTAGGTCTGCTTGTGCTCGAAGCTCGTCAGTAAGCTTTCTCTCCGCTTGTACAAGTGTGTTTGTGGCCTGGCGTGCCTCTCTGGAAGCGCTGTTAAATGCATCCCGCCGTTCTTCACCTATTCTGATCAGTCTTCTGTATTGCTTTGCTGTACCCTGCCCTGCGCGTATAAGTCTCAGTAACTCAGACGTACCCTTGGCCGCGTCATCGGCTAGACTTCCCAGAGCCTTACTACTTCCTATTTCAATGTCACCTAAACTCTGACGTAACTGCCCTTCAAGTACACCAGCAAGCGCCAGTAATCCCGCAGTGGCAGCACCCGCCGCCCCCTCCATTGTGTAGAAATTATTTACAAACTCCCGGAGACCTTCAGTGTTAGTTAAGAAGTTTTGTAAGTTGAACTGCAGTTTGTTGACCTCTTGGGCACTAGCACCTACGGTGTCTTTAAGTGCAGTAAACCCTGGAATAAAGCGGGATAGACCTCCTGTGTTTTTATCTAATTCTTGTATAGACGCTGCAGCTGTTCCAGTTGACTGCGCCAACTTGAACATTTCTGCATTTAATGCTTGCAGCCCTGCGCCTGTTACCCCAGCTGTACTAACTCCTTCAAATATGCGTGCAAATACTTTTGCAGTGCTGTTCGCACGATTTTTTATGTTACTTAGCTCTCTTTCAATTGTCTTAAAACCTTTAAGGTCGGGAACTAGAGCTTCCTTAAATTCTTTACCTACAGAACCTATCCCAGATAAACGGTCTAGAGCACCCTCTACTTTTTTTATCTGCGATAAAGCTTTATCAACACGTACATCAAGATCAATACGGGCGTTATAGGAAGCCATCGACCCTGTGTAGACCTAACGTACTCAGTTTAACGACGGCGGCGGGCTTTCTCCATCTCCTTTTCTTGGTCCTCATTGAGGATCTTGAAGTAGGCGCTCCAGCCGATGAGTTCCTCGGGGGTCATCGTGGTGCGGACTTCGGACAGGCTCATGCCTAGTTCTTTGGCGACGCCAAACTGGAGCATGAGCCAGTTGTCTTTGCGAAGTTCCGCGCTTAGGAGTTTGGGTCCATCTCCTCGGCGTTTTCGTCTTCGCTAAGGATGGCGAGCATCAAGGATTGAAGGTCTCTGTCCTTTACTTCGTTTTTGAGGACGTCAGTCTCGCCAGGGGCAAAGAGCTTCTTCCCGTTCTCGTCCAGGGCTTTTGAAATTAGGAGTTGGAGGGCAAACGCACCAGCATCATCAGATTTGGCTTGGCGTTGGGCGCGTTCGCGCTCTGCCATCGTCAGAGGTGTGACATACATTTCAAATGTGGTGCCGTCTGATAACTCGACTACCTTTTTTGTTGGGGCAAGGTTTGCGGCTTTGCGGAGGCGGTCAATTGCGCGAACTGGGACCGGCATGGAATACAAATGTATGTGTTTGTACTGTAGCGAAGAACAATAAAAAAGCCCCAGCATTGCCGGGGCTGATTGCACCTGCCTGTATCAGACTATCAGGACTTGCTGAAGTCAAAGGTGGGGGCGGAGCTGGGACGGAAGTTGATCGAGACGCTTTGGCCGTCGTCGGGGTTCACGTTCAGGCTGGCAGAAGTCAGCACGACAGGAACTTCGATGGAACGGCTTTGGGTGTCGTTCACAGTACCGCTCACCAGTACGCGATCGATGTAAAGCTTCATCGTCGCACCAGTCTGTTGACGGAGGAGAACGTCCTCAATCAGGCGGCTGGACAGTGCGGTGTCGTCGTCAGTGGTATAGACGGTGGCGGAGCCAGTGCCGTCTGCAAAGCCGGTGATGTACTCACGGAAAGGCACCGTGACACCGAGGGTTTGGCCGATGGTGGTAACGTCAATCTCGGATCGAGTGATCTCAAAGCTCCAGTCTCGGACGGAGCCGACGACTGCTGCAGCGGTGTATTGGATGCTGGCGTAGTTAGCGCCAAAACCCGATGGCTGGGCAGTTGCTGTTTCTGCTGAACCACCTGCAGTTGCGCTGACGGTCATCACACCAGTGCTGGCGCTGTAGGTCAGCACGTAATAATCACCAGCAGCGATCGCTCCAGTGGTGGTTGCGCCTACTGGGTAAGCAAGCGTTACAGGGTCGTTGACTTTGAAACCCAGGTCGCTGCCGACTTGGATGTCAGAACCGGTAGCGGGAAAGTCGGTCGCGGAAATTTGGGTGGAGGAGGTTCCGGCGGGCTTGTAATACAGCGCCCCAGAAGTGCCCGAGAGGACAGTAGCCATAGGTCTAACCTATTGGTAAAGGGTGTTCGCGGGCACAGCCCGGCTTTCTATAGGTTAGCTCCTATTTATGACAAATCTGTCGCTACATATCCTGCGTCAATCCTACCTACAAAATGGGGCGATTGGTCTGTTGCGGAGAAAGATGGCCCGTTAATTTGTCCTACTCTAAAGAACACTCCGGCTGAAGGCTTGCCTGTGTTGTTAAGGACATTTAGCACAGTAACGGCGGTGTTAATTAGCTCTTGGTTGCGGGCTGGGCCACGGCCCTTTTCGGTAAAAACACGGATGACGATCGCCCCACGGACGTTGTCCAGGCTGGTGGTCAACGTGGGGTCTGTTGTAATACCGAACGTGACGTTGATGCGGACGTACTCGGTGGTGGTGTTGAGCGGAACGGCGGTAATGTTGTCGAAGTACACTGGCACCGAAGGTGTCAGATTGTTGAAGGCAGTAAGAATGGGGCCTTCAACAGCAGCGCGGATTGCTTGGTAATTCATTAACCAAAACCTCTAGCAGAACCGCCGCGACCGCCGAAGGGGCCATCACGGAACCCTATTTTTACGCCCTGCTCTAAAGCTCGGGTCATACTGCCGCCGGACGTATAGTTTACGTACCAGTCTAAGGGGGCTGTGCTAACAGCAAATCCTGTTCCTGAACTAACGTTGCCCCGAAGTTTGCCTGTTCTCTCACCAATAGAAGTTGGTGTCTTTACAGGTTCAATAACCTCTCCATCAACATCCAACTGCGATATAAAGAGTCCTTCCTCAAGGTCAAGAGCCTGTGGAGCGTAACTGGCCCCGTTGACAATTTCAAAGTAACTACCGCGAGTGAACCTGCCCCTCGGGACGTTCCTCAAATCATATTTATAGATTGACCCTTCGCTTCGAGGGCCTCCGGGTTCCTGTCCCGGAGGTATGGCGTACCAAGCGGAGGAAAAGGCACCAGAATACGCTGGACCCGCCTTGGCAAGATCATTCATAATTTCGACAGCGGCTACCCTGACTGCTCCAGTTACGGACTCACGTAGGTCGCGTCTCATTGCCCTGAACATGGCATCGTTGAGCCCTTTAGCCATTACTGCGGCCTCGCGATAAGGGTGTGGTAAACCGGGTCGTCGCCGCGATAAGTCAGGATGCTGATGATTTTGGCTTCACGGGTCGCTCCAGCCTGTGGGTACTGGATGCGGTCGGCTTCGGTGGGGTAGTAGCCGTTGAGTTCGGCGCTACCAATAATGACCTTGATGTCGGTTGTTTGGTAAAGGCCCTCTGATTCGCGGGGAGTGAGGCGGCTGATTACGCCCTTGACCGTGACGTTGATGTCCGCTCCAGTGACCGAGCCGGTGGCTGGGTCGTAGGTGCGGGGTGTGGTGGTTTTGATGTAAGTGATGTCGATGCCCCAATCCGCGAGGATCTGGGCCGGTATTGCGCCGAATGTGTCGTCAATCAGTGCCATATCAGCCCCGCAGTAACTTCACGTTGTAGTTGGTCGCCCCAGCTTGGGTGTAGGCGCCGATGAAGGACTCGAGCCAGGGGAAAAGGTCGAGGATGTTGTTGACTAGACCGGGGGTTTGGCTGTCGGTGTTGTACTTGACTTTGAGGTCGCCAAGCTCAACCTCTTCGTAGACGCTGCCCTTTCCGGTGCTGTGGGTAAGGATGTTGCCGTCGTGTAGAAGGGCGTGGGCTAGCTCGAAGGTTGCGGTCTTGATTTGGGCGGGAATAAGTGCGCAGGTGAGTTCAACACCGTCAACTTTGAACTCTTTGCGGGGCCATTTAAGGGCTTGGGTCGTATTGCACCTCTCGCCGTAATAGGTAAATACGTCGAGGTAGCGGGTTGCTGTAATTAACAGACGGTTTTTGGCGTCATCGGAGCCGGTCCAGTGCTCGTCATGGGGGACTGTCTCGAAGTAGGCGTTTGCCTCAGCCAGCGTTACGTAGCTGTTGGAGGTTGTTCCACTCAAAGTGGCATTGACGACAGCAGCCACGACAGTCAGTACAGTCTTTTGTTAAGTCTAGCTCGCTTCATTTTGCGGGTTTTCGGTAACACGGACATGTGATACACCGCTCCACCGGCCATTTCAACCTCTACTTGGGCTTCGGCTACAAGGTGTGGTGGAACGTCTAGAAATCGGCGGGCGTTATCCTGTGATATGTAAAGACGTACCAGTTCCATGCCTGCTCGTAGGTCCGCTGCTTCCTCCGAATCTAAGCCGGAAGTAAACCCCGCCGTAAATCCTGCGCTGCCGGGTAAAGAGATTCGCAAACTCGAAGATGTGGCGTTGGAAATTCGCCGCCTTCGTAATGAGGAGCTCAAGGAAACTAAGGAGATCCATGAGGCGCTCCAGGTGAGTTATGACGTGATCAATCAGTTGTTCTTGCAGTCTTACAAGATGACGATGAATACGGGTGAGGTGTTTAGGGCGCAGGAAGAGATTCGGCTTGGTAAGGGCTAGGCAATAAAAAAGGCCCCCGTGATTGGGGGCCTTCGCTCTGCCTGATGGATCAGGCGTAAGCGGTAACATCAAACGGCGTATTTACCAGCAGACGTGCCACGGGTACTTGCTTGGCGCTGCCGAACACCAGGTTCCAGGAGCCGGTGGCTGCCAGGTTGCCGGTGGTTGCGGCGTTGGTGGGGTTGTCGCCGGAGGCGGCCCACTTGGTGCCGGTCACGTGGTAGCCGTAGTGGTAGTCGATGGCCAGCACATCCTGCATGGAGAGGATGTTGCGGTCAGCGGCGAGGCGCAGATCCTGTTGGATGCCCTCGGAGACGACGCCGGACTTGAACAGGTAGACGGGGTACTTCACCGCGTGGGTGGAGGTGCCGCCGGTCAGGTAGGTCAGCTGGTCGTCGATCACAACGCGCATACCAGCGAAGAAGGGAACTTCGGTGGCACTCACGCCGACACCGCCGCCGCCCCAGGTCACAGCGCCGGATGCGGCGAGTGCTGAGGTGGAGAAGGTCAGCATTCCAACCTGTTGCAGGTAGTAAGCAACGTTGGAGTGCATTGCGATGGAGTCAAGCTCATCACCGCGCTCACCCAGAACGGACTTAGCGGCAACCACGTTGCTCACGTTCAAGTAGTTGGATTCGGTCAGCGAACCAGGGACACCGGCAAGGGTTTTGTCGGTTTGGTTAGCACCCAGCACACCAGCGCCGGAGATGCCGCCGAACAGACCCAGCAGTTGGGCGGACAGGGTGGCGGTCTTCAGCTTGTTGATGGCTGCGGTCAGCTGGTTGCGGACGTGGGCCAAGGGGTCCGCGCCAGAGCCCAGCTTGCTGAGGTCGTCTGCGGCGTAGGCGAAACCACGGTGCAGGATGGTCATGATCTGCTCGTCGGCAGTCACGTTCTCGGGCACCAGGTGGCCGCCGCCACCGCCCCAGGTGTTGTTGCTGAGGATTTGGACCTCAGTGGGGGCGATGGGGTCGAAGAAAGGCACGCGCACACGAGTGCCGCCGGAGCGGGCATCAAGGGCTGCGTTGCGCTGGACTACGCCGCTTTGGATCCACTTCGATTGCTCGAAGATGCCCTCGGCGGTGTACTCAAGAAATTCGGGGCGGGCGACCAGGTTCGACAGGAAAGTTGAACCTGAGCCGTAGTTTCCAGCGAAGGAAGACATTAGTTAGCTCCAATGGAGTCGGGTTGACGGTCGCCCCACGGGGGCTTACTTGCCAGCCTCAGCTTTGAGTAACCTCGCTTTGTCGGGATCCTTATCGAGAAGGATCATTTGCTCGGTTACGTTCCAGCTGTCTTTCAACCACGGGTTGTTTTGGCCGGGAAGGGAGGTGGAGCGGGCACTACCTGCAACACCCATGCCGGAACGGTTCGTAGCTGCAAAATGGTGCTCGTAACCGCTGCCGGGATTTTTTAGGTTGGCGACGTACTCGCCTACCGGAACTTCAACGCCGCCGACGACTGCCACAGGCTGTCCGTCTTTGGTGCGAAGATTATCCTCTATCAAACGATACAGCTGGTCGGGTGCCAATGCACCGCTTTGGGATAACTGGCTTACGGTAGATGCGCGGAGTTGTTGTTTGGAATAGCCCTGCTTAAGCTCGTCCATTTCTGATTCTTTGGCGGATAATTGCTGCTTTAATTCGGTTACTGTGGTTTGGACTTCTTCCCAGAGGGTTTTGTAGTCGCCGGACTCGGTTAATTTGGCGGTCTTGGCCTCTTCGTGGGCTTTGCGGAGTTCCTCTACTTGGGATTGGAGCGTGTCGCGGTTTTCGCGGTCTTTGCGGCGCTCAGCAATAAGCTCGGCGTTTTTGGCCTTCAATGCTTCAATTTGAGCGGCGTAGTCGGCACTTTCAGCCACGGGCTTGGGTGCTTCAGCTTCCACAGGAGGCTGTACTTGTTGCTCTTCAGACACAATCGTGTACTAGATAGACAGCTCTATTCTAGGTCAGTAGTCGGGGCGGGAAGACGCTCCAGTTCCTCGGCAATGTTGGTGTTGTCGGGGAGGATTTCGCCTCGACGTAGGATTTCCAGCAGCATCGTGTCGCTAATCTTGCCCGTTTCGTTGAGTTGGGCGAGTACGGAAACGTCTTGGCCGATTAGGCGGTAGTAATCGAAGTCGCGGTCGATCCTTACGGTGGGTGGTGCGATGTTTACGTACCGGGAGGCGAATGCGAAGGCTTGGTTTAACGCGCTCTCTAGTTCCTGGCTGATGATGGAGAGGACGCTGTTGGATTGGGCTTGGTCGATGCGTTTGGCTTCGGCAGACTCGGCTACAAATTTTTGGCCGAAGAGTTTGGTAACGCCGAGGGATGACATCTGGCCTTCGAGGGACTTCAATTCCTCCATTTGGGCGTTGAAGCTGGTGGCGTCGGCTTGGACGTAGTAAGCCTTGTTGCCCGGCTGCATTGCGATGGCATAATTTACGCCCATCGTTGCCGCTCCAGTGGTGTCGTCCCAGCCTTCGAGGACGAGGGTGGGCATTGCGGCGATGTGGAGCGCGTGGATTAGGTCGGCTTGGCGTTGGTAGTGGGTGAGGTTGAGGTTGGCGATGTCGAGCAGTGGGGGCAGGGAGCGCAACATGCCACGGCGGTTGCTGTAGATGGGGACGACGGGGATTTCGTCGAGGCTGTAGTCGCCTGTTTCGCTAAATTCCACCATGTCTTGGCCCAGCGTGTACAGGTCGTAGCGACCTGGGTAGATCACGCGCATCTGCTCGATTTGCTCTTCGCCAAAATCGTTTAGTGGTCGTGTTGTGTACTCGTGGATACGCACTTGCGTGAGGGGGCTTCCGGGCATTGTTGTGGCCTGGCGCCAACCCCAAATTTGTGGTGCGTCAATATGTATGAAGTAGGGGCGGCGTCCCAGGGCGCGCTCTTCGGCAAGGTTGAGGGCTCCAGAAGCAGCGGGATAATCGATAAGGATTGCGCTGTGGCCGTAAGTAAGGCTGCTGACAAGAGCACGACGGGCATATTCGTTGATGTTGGATCCTAGCCCGTCGATGTTATCGCTTAGTTCGAGCCAGTAGTCGTCGCCTTCGATGTGGATTGGTTTGCGCAGGATCGCTCCAGCGGCGGTTTCGATTAGGCGGCTGGTGTAGGGGGAGAGGACGGAGCGCTCGATGCGGGTTTCGTATGCTTCGTCGTCTTCGCGGGGTTCTTGGGGGAGGTAGGTCTCGTGGAGGTCGCGGATGTAGGACGTTCCACGGGTGACGGCGGCCATAGTCTGCCAATCTTCCATCATTGCGATGACATCCAGACTGCGGACGAATGGTGACTCGCTAACTACAGCACTTGTAGGGGGAGTGTTTCCGCTGTAAACCACATTAAACTCCTACGTTGTATCTATTCTGCCACGTCTAGTAAAATAGGGGTCGCTTAGATGTTGAGTGGGTTAGGGATTAGCGGCGATGGTCTAATTGGCTCCTGCCGTACAAGGTTCATGCCTCACCTCCAGTCGTAGTGTCCTACACCTGTGGCGTGGGGCGGTCATAGCTCAGGATCTCAGCCGGACGTGCAGCATCTAGTAGACCCAAGCTCACCAGCAGCGTCAGGCCCCCCGTGGCGCGGGGATCATCAAGGGCTACACGTTCTGCAGCGGTGAGCTGATCAAGCAGTGTCTTGATCTCATTTGCCTTAGCGTTTTGTGCTTCGGCTGCATCAATCTCGGCTTGGTTTTCAACAGTAGAAGCTGCTTCGTAGATAGCCACTGCAGCTTCATACGTGGCAGTTTCTTCAGCAGTAGGGTTCTCCAGCAAGGAGTAAGTCATCTCTGCTTCTTCGTATGCCTCCTGTTGTTCAGGGGTGGGTACACCACCGATTGGTTCTGGTACTTCTACCGTATCGACAGAAGCAGCAAGAACATTTGCATATTCAGTTGGAGTGAAGCGTGCAAAGAATCCAGCACTTGTGACGATGCCGTAGTTATTGGCATCGGCAAAGCGGTGACCATCAGTGG